TCTTCTAAATGCCAATTTGAAAAGTCTTTCATGTTTTCTCTATAACAAGCCACATTTTCTGGATGTGGTTCAAATGCCCATACAGATTTAAACTTTCTACATAAATCTTGTGACCAAAAGCCAATGTTACCACCTATGTCTAGTGCCACATTCCAATTTTTAACAAAACTTAATGAGTAATCTCTTTGTGGTTTTTGATATTCCCACTTACCATCAAATTCTTTTAACATTTTTTCGTAATGGTTATCCCATTCAGGCAATTGCCAGCCTTTTATATCTTTCATATTATCTCCTATCTTTATTCATTCTTTAAAATTACCACATTAAATATTTGTCTATTCAATTCTGTATTAACTTCAGTTACACCGTGCCAGCCATTTTCAGTATTTTTAAATAACAATGATGTGTTACCATCATTTCTATATTGTTGTTTATGAGCAAAATCTTCAGGCTCTGGATTCATTTGTTCAACAAGTTTACCTTTATAGAATACAGTTTGACCACCACATTTATCATTCCAACCTTCTGGCATAAAATATATTAAATGACTACCTAATTTACTTATACTATCAACATGAGGTGATACATCTTGTCTCCATTTTGTTAAATGCCAATCAAATCTATATTTAAAATTATTACCAGGTATTTCTAATGTTTCTTTTATCCAATCTGAATACTCTTTACTACTAAAAATTTTATCTACAAAATAATCCCATGTTTCAGATAATTGGTATCTATGTATTTTGTATTTGTCAAAGTATGGACTATCAGGCCAAGGAGAATAACACATAAACATTCTTAAATGTGGTCTTTGATTATGATTTCTAGGTTTAATATGGCCTTCCTCTTTAAATAAACTTGCAACTGGCCACTCATCTCTTAAATCTTCCCAATGTTCTACAAAGCCATTAATAAATTTATGTGGCGTGTAACCATCAGTTGTCATTATTGTATCTGGTATATTAATCATCTCGGTGCCTTATCGTGTGGTATGTGTAAGTCACTTCTTATTTTTGATTTTATTTCTTTGTTAGTTACTAGATATCCTTCTATGTGTGTGTAACCTTTTTCTCTAGCCCAAAAAACTCTTTTGTTACCTGTCTGAACATATAGACCAGGTCTAACTTCACCATTTGCTTTTATGTGTTGAGGTTTTTTGTATTTGCCGTTTACAGTTTGTTTAATGATACCTTGTACCCAATCTTCGGTGTGTGGTGATACAGTAATAGGATAAATCATGCCATGGTTTTCAAAAGAAGTCCAATAATCAAACTCATCCATTCTTTGTTTCAACCAATCATCATTTGGCATACATTTGATTTCTGTTAAATCAAATTCATCTATTGTGCCGTATAAACTATCAGGATGTTTTTGTGCTCTTAATACTATTCTCATAACCAACTTTTTGTATAAAATAACTATCTGCTATATCAGATACAGGATTACCAACTTTATCTGTTTCTAAAATAGACTTTAGGTCAATATTTGTTTCAGCTACAAATGCGTTATACATCATTTCTTTGTCCGCATTTCCTTTTCCCGTAGCGCCTTTTTTAACCACACTCGGGACAACTGTATCATAAGGGATTTGTTCTTCTTGTAATCTGTACTTGAGGATTCCACAGTTTTCGGCAATTTGAAATATGCCTTGACCTTTTGAACCAAAGGAGTAACCCTCAATATATACCAAAGGGTTAATGAGTGGAGAAATAATATCCAATGCAAAGTCAGATATATATTTAAATCTTTCAATCGGGTCTTTCCATTCTTTATGTTCATAACCTACAATCTCCTCACTCATCATTCCGATATACTTCTTTTTAGAAGTCAAATAATAAAACATTAAGCCTGCGTCACCATCTATATTTACACAGATAGCAGGACTTGTTAAACTATAATCAATTCCAATTATCGTCTTCGTTACTGTCGTCATTTGACCAGACTTCTTCGGTTTCGTCTTCATCTTCTACCTCATATCCACAGAAAGGACAAGTAAGAGGTTCTAAATCTTGCTCTTCAATGTCCCAAACTATATTATATTTAGTTTCACAGGAAGTACAGGTCTTTTGTCGTTTTTCTGCCATTATAGTTTAAATTTCTTAAATTGGTCCTTCTTAACATCTTGTTTGATACCACCAATTACATATGATTCAATCTCTGTTTCTTGTGGTGCGTTTTGTGTACCCTTTGAATTCAGCCAATGGTCTACCCACGGAAGTGGATTTGTTTTTTGGTCGTATTGTGGTGTAAGGCCGATTGCCTTCATTCTTCGATTTGCCATATATTCTACAAACTGGTGTAACAGTTTTTCTGATAAACCAATCATACTTCCTTTGGAAAATAGATATGTTGCCCACCTTTTCTCCTCGTTCAATGCGTCATCATACATTTTATATAGGTCTTTCTCACATTCTTTTTTAATTTTTAACATATCTTTGTCATCATTTCTATCATGCCAATTATTAATGATAGTTTGTGACATTGCAAGGTGTTGACTTTCATCTCTAGCAATAAATGAAATAATCTTAGCACTACCCTCTAATAGTTTAAGTTCACCAAAGGCAAAACTACAAGCAAAAGATACATAAAATCTTAGGCCTTCTAAAATATTTACAGTTGCCATTGCAAGATACATTTTCTTTTTAAGTTCATAAAGGTCAACCTTACTCTTATCAAGGTGCCATTTATAACCCATGTCAATTAAGTCATCATACGCTTTTGTGACCGAGGCACTTCTAGCTTCAATCTTTTGGTCTTCAATAATTGTATCAAACACTTCATTTGGATTTGAATACAAATTTTTAATAATGTATGTATAACTTCTACTATGAATTGTTTCCATGAAATCCCATGTTACAATACAGCCTTCTAATTCTGGATTAGATACAAATGGTAAAAATGCTAAACAAGGTCCTCTACCTTGTACAGAGTCTAACATAGTTTGATATTTTAGGTTTGATGTAAAAATAAACTTTTGTTGTTCATTAAGTTGTAAGTAATCGTTTCTATCTTTTTGTAACGATACTTCTTCAGGTCTCCAGAAATACCCTAACTGTTGTTGATTCAACTTATCAAATATAGGATATTTCATATCCGCATATTGTTGAACCTGTAGGTCTTCACCAAAAAACATTGGTTGTTTGGTTACATCTAAACCTTTTTCTCTGTTAAATACATTTTTTGCCATTATTCTTTTCTCTCCTCTAAATCATAAAAAAACTTATCGTCATCACCAGCTGTCCACTTTTGTTCACATTCTACACTATACTCTTTGGTGGACACATTAAAGTCTGGAAACTTTAATTCACTAGGAGTATAACTCTTATCATAAAAGATAACTCTATTGTTAGGTTGAGCGGCAAAGTAACCGTTCTCTAACTTTAAAATATTAAATGACTTATGTTGACTAGGTACTTCACTATAAGTCACATTTCTTTCTAAATTTGTTGAGTTAGCATTGTCTATTGTAAACATATACCAACCTTTATACCATTTTTTACTTGGCGACAAATACTTACATTGATTGCCTGAAAGCATTTGTTTTTCAATAACTGTAATATCATAACTAAAACAATCCCATAATTGCAATTCTGTCAACGGCACATCTTCTTGTATATCTTTTTTCCATACAAACGCACTTATTGGTAACTTATCATACAAGGCGCCATACTCTGGAATATAAGTTTCAAAGTATAATGCTCTGCCTTGTATTGACTTAGCTGTTACCCATACTCCTTCGACTAACTCACCATGTCCTTTGTTACCATCATATAGATACTCTTTCTTAACATACACATCAACATGAGGTGTATTGACACACAAATATGCCATAGGTTACCTTTCTCTATATTGTACAAGACTCGCAATACTCCTCGTATTCTTCGTCAGTACCGTTAAACTCTGTTCGCTCAACTGGATTTTCTTTTACATTATCTGCCCAGCCAACTGGATGTGTCGGCTCATCAATATCTTTTTTAGCGTCATATGTATTTTGATAATAAGAAGTCTTCCAACCTAATCTGTATGTTGACAAAAGGTCTTGTGCCATTACTGATACAGGCACCTGATTGTCTTCATAATTTTCGGGATTGTAAGACCAGTTACCACTAATTGCCTGGTCAAAATACTTTTGCATTACTGCAACGATATTTATATATCCTTCATTACTAGCCATGTCCCATAATAAAGTATAATTATTCTTTAATGTTGCATATTGAGGCACAATCTGTTTTAAAGTACCTTTCTTTGACTTCTTAATACTTAAATAATCTCTAGGTGGTTCAATGCCGTTTGTAGCATTAGAAACCACACTAGAGGATTCTGATGGCATTTGAGCTGAGAGTGTGCTATGTCGCAGCCCATGTTTTTTGATTTCTTTCCTTAACCATTCCCAATCGTAGCTGAGTTTTCGTTTAACGATTTCATCTACTTCGGGTTTGTAAGTATCAATCGGGAGGATACCATCTGAATATTTTGTTCTATCAAAAAATTCATTCTTACCTTTTTCTTGTGCAAGAACATTAGAATGTTTTAATAGATAGAATTGGAATGCTTCTGTTAATTCATCAACTAACTTCCAGGCTTGTTTATCTGAATACTTTACTTTATTTTTAGCAATGTAATGTGCAAGACCAATATAACCAATGCCTAAACTTCTTCTTGCCTTTGTAGATACTTCGGCAGCCTTAACAGGATAAAGTTGATGGTCAATAATCTCATCTAAACTTCTTACTGCAAGTTCACATAAAGGTTCTAGTTCTTCAATATTATTAATCTTACCTACATTTAATGCACTTAAAATACATAACGCAATTTCTCCAGCACCATCAATGTGTTGAATAGGGTCAGTTGGTAATGTAATTTCTTGGCATAGATTTGACATTGTAATCTTATCTTTAAAACTAGAATGAGTATTACAATGGTCAATATTCATTATGTAGATACGGCCTGTTTCTGCTCTTTCTTTGAGCATATCAAAGAATAATGTTTGAGCGCTAACTTTTTGTTTTGAAACACTAGTTTTTCTTTCGGCTGTTTCATATAATTCGTCAAATTCTGGACTGCCCCAAGCTTCGTACAATTCTGGCACTTCATGTGGGCTGAACAAGGTGATTTCTTCGTCATTAATAAACCTTTCATAAAATAATTTTGAAATCTGAATAGAGTAATCTAACTTTCTAACTCTGTTATCTTCGGTTCCTTTATTGTTCTTTAAAACAATAATGTCTTCTATTTCTTTGTGCCAAATAGGGAAGTGAACCGTTGCACTGCCTCCACGAACACCATTTTGAGTACAGCACTTGACCGTTGCCTCAAACTTTTTGAGGAAAGGTATAACTCCTGTGTGTTGGACTTCACCGCCTCTAATTCTGGAATTGATTCCTCGAATTCTGCCGGCATTAATACCAATACCAGCCCTTTGAGCAACATAGTTACCAATAGCCATATCACTACTGAAAATAGATGGAAGAGTATCATCAACATCAACCAAAACACAACTAGCGTACTGCCTAATAGGTGTTCTAACACCTGCCATAACCGGGGTGGGAATATTGATTTTAAATTTTGAAATAGCGTCATAATATTTTTTAACATATGTCATTCTCTTTCCGTTTTTATAGTTTTTGAAAATGGTAGCCGCAATTAACATATACATCATTTGAGGCGTTTCAAAAACCTGTCCATTACTTCTATCTTGTACAAGGTATTTGTCAATCACTTGTCGCAAACCTGCATAAGTAAAGTCGTAATCTCTTTCGTGGTCAATCCAGCCTTCCATTCTATCAAACTCGGCTTTTGTGTACCAATTTAAAATGTTTTCATCATAGACACCTAACTCTACACCTTTTTTAGTATGTGTGTATAGTTTAGGGTGGTCCCATAATTTACCAATAACTTGTTTTCTTAAACTGAATAAAAGAAGTCTGCCAGCTACAAACTGATAATTTGGATTGTCTAAAGAGATAAGGTCAGAAGCGGACTTAACTAGTATCTGTTGAATTTCGTCTGTTGAAATACCATCATAGAATTGTAAACCTGAGTTCATCTCAACCTGAGATGATGAAACGC